AACTGTGCGAATGTAATACGGTGAATGCCATGGATGCATTCCTGAAGATACCCCGACCAATTGAGACACTGTTCCAGAAGGCTTTACGCAAGTAATGGCGGCAGACTCAGGAATCCCAATTTTCCCAGCCTCTTCTTTATTAACCTCTCTTGCTCTTTCACGCATTGTCATTAAGAATGACTCAAGCATTACTAGATCTTCTTTGCCAGACATAAATTTGTGCCCGAACTGTCCAGTTAACGATACGCCAAGCAGCCTTTCTTCTTCTGTATTGTCTTTCCAGATTTTACGAAGATATTTAAAGTCTGTTAGCGTTGATTGCCAAGTACCAAGAATCGTAGCAAGCTCAACCTTACGCTCAATATCTTTCTTTGTGTCATTTTCACGTAATACGACTTCTGAAAGGTTGCAAAACTGATAAGGACGTAAAATAATTTCTGAGCACGGGTTAGTTCCATAGTGTATATCTGGATCTCTTCTTCCAAACTTGGCTGCTTGGGCTTGAGCTGCGGCCACATTGTATATACCTCGTTCTCCTGACTTTGAATCATAAAGAGATTTCCATTCTGCAATAAATTGCTCCATCTCTGGTTTGCGTGAGTACGCAACAGAGTTATTTGACAAAGCACGTTGTGGACTTGCCTCCCACCAGTTGCCTGACTTTGCTTGTGCCATTTCAATATCATTAATATTAGATAAAGAAATCATTGCTGAGCGTCTTACACCGCCAACAACTACCACTTCACCAATCTTGCACATAATGTCGTGGCATTCAATTGGTTTTAAGCTTCTTCCAGCAGCGTTCTTAAACTTTGCAATTGTAAAATCAAATAGGTTAATAAGCGGCTGTGGCCCAGAAGATCTTCCGCCCATGGTTTTTAATCTTGCGCCTGCGGGACGAACCTTAGAAACATCAATCGCTGGGATATGTCCAGTCCATAGTAATGCAAGTAATTCACGGTAAGCTTTAGCCCAACCTTGTTTTGAATCTTCGACAACAATTACAGTATCTGATTTTTCAAGTTTTTCTGGTACTGCGGGAAGCTTATTGATGTACTTGTATTCAACTGAGAATCCGACACCAGTTCCACACATAAGTACATACATTGTTTCATCAAATGAACGAGGGGAATCAACTGGAAGAAAAGCACAGTTGTATCCAGCAACATTATCTCTTTCTAAAGCAGCACCTGAAGTCATTACCGATCTCATAGATGGCATTACATTTCGTTCAAAAACAAACTCTTTTAATTCCGCAACAAGCTTTTCATTTGGAATATAATTATGGTTTGTCTTTAAATGATTAGTCATAAATGTAAAATATCTATCTACTGTTTCTCCCCAAGTTTCTCTACGACCTTCTGCTTCTACCCATTTTGCATATCTAGATAAAGCAATAAAGTTTTCATAAGGATTTTCAATAGTTTTTGACATTTGTTATACGACCTTTTCTCCGCCTTGCGGTGCTAATTTTAAGTGAAGTCCTAGTGTATCAAACTTTTATTTAGTGGTCTAGGGGTTAAAAATATTTTTAAAAATATCATTATGTGAGATAGTGTTTTAGTCAACTAACTTGACAGCTGTTTACATTTAATGCTATTCTTAGAGTTCGTTATCTCTATAGGAGGAAATGCCAATGGAGAATATAAAGCAACAGTTTAGCGATTTAGTTCGTGACTGGACAATAATAGCAGTGACAACACTGTTTTTGTTTTCTGGACAACCATCATCTAGCGCTTTAACTGTAGTAGAACCTTTAGTGAAAACTGAAGCCCAATTAAAGCAAGAAGTCTTAGATAGCTTTAGTAAAGAAATTTACAAACCATCTGAGATGCTTACAGACGAAGAGTTAAAACTATTACTTGAGACTGTAGGGTTCGAAGGAGTAGGCCTTAAAAAAGCTTGGTCCATAGCAAAGCGTGAATCTAATGGAAGACCGCTTGCATATAACGGGAATAGGAATACAGGAGATAGTTCTTACGGATTATTTCAGATAAATATGATTGGAAATCTTGGTCCAACAAGACTTGAGAAATTTGATCTACAGAGTAACAAAGAGTTATTCGACCCAGTAACAAACGCAGAGATAACGTACTATATGACCAATGGCGGTATCGATTGGTCAGCTTGGAAGGGTATGACCCCAAGAGCTAAGGAATTTTTATTAAAATTTCCGACAAAGTAAAGGAGATGGGATGAGGATACAATACGTATCAACTTACATCTCCATGTCAGAAGAAGGATTGGTTGAAAAGCTTTTATGCCCAGTAGACCAATCCATTCTTTTTTGTAATCAAGATCTTAGTGACTTAATATTTCTATACTGCTTATCCTGTGAATATAAAAAAGAACTTGGGTCAGCAACATATGATAAAATAGTAAAATGTGTTGATGGAGGAAAATAATGTGTATTGGCGAGTGTATTTGTAAGATTGAAAATGAGTCAGAACCTATGAAGGTGACCGACGCAATGGGTAGAGAGGTTTTTTGGTTAGATGCAGGAAGACCTGAATAATAAACAATCTAATGACCTAGAAGATAATCTCCCTATGGTTAATTATATTATGCTCCACAGAATATACGATATGCTTTCTCTTATAGCAAAAGGTTCTGTAGGGCAAGAAGAAGTAAGCAAAATGATCGAATATCATGAACAGGGGTATTTACTTGGGCCCAGCCCATCGTATTCTCCCCCAGAAAATGATTGACATATAATTTAAAGTATTTTATACTTTAAATCGGGTTGAGCATTTATGTTCCCCGTGTGCTTTATGCACGTACATAGCCTAAATGGATCCGCCTCCGTTTAGGCTTTTGTATTTCTAAAATGCTAGAATGTAGATATGGAAAACACTCAATTATTAAAATTTATGGTGGATAGGTTTAATCACTACAACCTAGAACTTGCCACTGAAAGCGGGATGTCGGATTCTGATGCTGCCTTGTATGTGGAGGCAAACAGAGAGTATGCCTTTATAATACTTCATAAGCTTTTTAAAGACATGGTTTCTGAAGGACACCTAAACCTATAGGTATTAGTAAATTGTGTTTAATTACATGCTATAATTATATTCAACAGCGAGGAGCAACTAAATGAATTTTTACGACAGACCAGATTGCATAAGACTATCAAAATATACAGATGCCTATGGAACTGAGAGCGGAATTTTTTTGTTTAAGAATTTTGTTCCAGAAGAATTAATGGCAGATATGGAAGCAGAACTTGGCCCACAGGGTAGAGATGAAGATAGCTACGGATCCACTCTGATTAGTTGGTACACTAACAAGATAACTCCTAGACCAAAAAGACTATTAGAGTTTTGGGAGCTAATCAGTGAGCTGATAGGTCCAAAATGGGTTATACACCCATCACAAGCAATTTTAAATGTAAGACCTGGCGATAACGGAATGTTTATTCACTCTGACAGCCCTGGCAAAGGACAATGTCACTTACTTTCACAAGATGATAAGTATGATACCTGCTGCGAGCTAGATTATGGTCTAGTTGCATACTTTGGAAACTTTGAAGGTGGAGCATTATTCTACCCAAGCATACACGCAGATGGTGTGCCAAGAATAGATGAAAATGGATGGAACGTTCCTCCTGCACAAGGAGAGCCTTGCTTTGAATATACTCCACAAAGAGGAGATCTTGTTATCCACAGTGCATTTGATCCTTACGCACATGGAGTACGTGAAGTAACTTCAGGCGTCCGATATGCTTTCTCAAACTTTGTATTAAAGGCAGAGGATAATCCAGGAACATTTTATAACTATGGAACAAAAGAGTACTACGAACAAATTGGCGATAGATCAGAAGAAAGAATCACTGAATGGCTTAAGCCTCTCAAGGTAAACCCAATGTTTACAGATGAGAGAATAGCAATTATGCAGGCATCTGGCCTAGAGGGCGTAGAGCTTGCAAAAGAGTTTAATCATAACTTTGTTAAAGAAGATAAATAACGCCATATAGTGCGAAAGTGAAAAAGTGCGGCGGTAGAAGAAGCAATTTGGGAGGTATATATGCCTAGGGACCATTTTAGCAAGATGATGAGTAGCCCATATTTTCAAACAGATCATTTTAAGAATGAATCTGTTGAAGCCTTGTTAGAAAAAAAGATAGAGAAGAAAATTTCTTTATTTATTGATATATTAAAGTTTAAGCGACACAAGGCCAAATAAGGCTCTTTGAGTAAAGTTGTACCAGTTACACTGGTTAAATTCTCTATTAGCCTTCTAGGCCCTTTTAAGACCTATTCTGACAGAATCTGACAAAGACAATAATCATATATTCTAGTCAACTAGGATAAATATAGATATCCTATATATAGACCCATTAGGATACATGCAAATATTGCGACTGACTTATAGAGCTGAGAGTTCTTCATTGTCTATATCTTCATTTAGGTCAAAATCAAAGATTTCTTGACTTCCCGCCCAATTTAAAAATTTAGAGAGCATAGCTCCAGAAAGAATTGCTGTCGCAATTAGAATTACTAATGCCCATACTTTTTTCATACGTCTACCTTTTCTCCTAATCTTGATTTTATGTCCAAATAAATTTTCCAACACTCCCATTGGTCTTTTGGGTACATTTCTAAAACTAATTGATTAATTATTGTTCTGCCACTAGCTTGCTCACGAGGTATCCTGTTAAAATTTTTTCTTTCTCTAACTTTATCAAAAACCTCTTCGTCTGTAACCTTTTTGGTTTTCATATAGCCAAGATCATAGTACTCTTTAACTATATCTATAAATAAATCCTGATTTTTAGTAAGAGTTTCAAAGCTAACAATTTTAACTCTATTTAAATCTTCAATTTTATAAAAGAAATCATAATATCTTTCTTCTTCTCTTTTAATAGAATCTCTTATGCCTTCTATATCAGACTCTTCTAATAGCTGAGCATACCCGAGGTGATCCTTATGTCCAGATACTCTTAGCCATCTTTCAGCACCAGATGCAATAGTGTCGTATGGATTTCTAATAAGTGCAATTTGCTTACCTTCAGTTTCTTCCATGTTTTTTCTTTCATGTCCCACTGCAGTAAAGTTAACGTTGTATTCCTTGAAAGCTAATCTCAATAAATCTTGAGCAAAGTTTAATCCTGATCCTGCTGGACTAGCAATTGATTTAATTATAATCATTTATCTCCTTGTAGGGATACTGGGATTTGAACCCAGAATCTATTGTATATAAGACAAGTGCTTTAACCAGATTAAGCTATATCCCCTAGGGACTAGCGTATTCGGTTTGCTACTAATTTTTCGATGCAAGATGTGCAAAAGTTCTCAAGTATGCCTTTAGCGTTAATACGCTCCACATACTTTGGGTTTTCACAAAAGTCACATTTCATATCTACAGTATACTCTATATTCTAGTCAACTGCAATACAGATTTAATAATAAATAGATTATATATTTTTTCCCAATATTCTTTCTTAAGAGCATCTTTCTTTTTGTTATGCCATGGCTGATCTGGGTTAATTACATCTGCAGCATACTCTGTTGTGAATTCTTGGATTCCCACCGCATCTTTAATTGACTGCTGACTAATAGGAGTCAACATGTTGTGCTCTTGAGCATATTGTCTTAGTGACTCGCAAAAAATATTATTTTGATTTTGTCGATCTTCATATGTAAAGGTTGGAGAAATTCCATCATATTTTAATAGCATCTCTGTAAATTGTGGAAGTGGTTCTATTATTTGTATTATAGAATTGCTGTAGTAGGCTCTAATCCTATCCAACATCTGGTATGCATCTTCTACCGCATTATTGTACTCGACTAGTCTTTGTCTTATGTCTACATACCCAAGCCACACTAAAACAATGTCTGGATCTTGAAATTCGTTAAAATCTCTTATCCACCATTCTTGTGGTTTATCGACATATTCGTTTATATTTTCCAAGCCTTCTGATTTTTTATTTTCCGCTGAGTATATTTCTGGATCAAATGACCAAGCTGTAAGTCCTGCCATTCCCCAAGCTTTAAAATCTACTGGGCAAGTTTCTGGATTCCAATGCTCCCAAACTCTGGTAGTATGGCAATCTCCTATTAGGTATACTTTTTTCATACTTTATTGTATCATTCTATTTATCACTTGATCTTAGGTCTTAGGTCTTATATATTTAATATTTATTATTTGTTGATTTGCTGACCCCCCGACCCCCCTATTGGAAGTATACTATTTACAAATTCTATGTCAAGCTTTTCCCAACTAGCCCCATTGCATATCTGTCCGACCCGCCAGTAACTTTTCTTACTCCGTGCTTATAAATATTTTCAAATCCTGGATGAAATACTATAGACCCACGCTTAGGCTTATAGTCAATCTTTAAGTATTCGTAATAAAGTTCCCCACCTTCATAATTATCGTTTAAATAAAGAGTTGCAGACATAAAATTATTTTTTTCGCCACTTTTGGGATCGTTATAATTGTCAACATGTGAATTTAATCCTCCGCCAATTGGAATTCTCATTATGATGCCGATACTATTCCAGCTGTATGCATGATCAGTTGCAGCACTAACTTTATCTATTATAAAACTAGGATCTGGAAACACGGACGTGTTGTTAAACCACAATGGGTTTGACCAACCCTCTTGAGTTACCCACTCTGTTTTTTCTATATGGGAATCAAGCATAGATAGCTCTTCTTCTGATAGAAATTTTTCTATTTCCCACACACGCTTATCTTCAGTTAAATAATTTTTCATATTATAATTTTACCACTTATTTTTAGTTAACTATCTTTTCATATTTCAGAAAATGTTAATATATTTTTATCTTGTACGATACACACCACAGAAAAAATCGGACATTTTGGATAGACCGCACATATTGAGCGTGATTGTGGCGCATATCACAGGGGTTTTCTAAGATTTATTTGCGACACGCCCGAGAAACGGGTCTAAATGTCAGTCCCCCCTGCTAGAATAAATATATAAAGAAAAACAAGCGGTAAAGAAATCCGCTAAAGAAAGGAGCAATCAAATGCTCACTCAAAAAACACTAGACGCAATCGTCTATGAATACCAACACGGGGGCGTGAAGTCTAACCACCCCGAATTGACTACCTATGAACGCAAGGCGTTGCTAAAGCACCTCTTTAGCCTACCTACCTATTGCGCTTGTTGTGTGAGGTAAATCACACGGACACAAGGGTCTAAGTCCCCCTAAATGTCAGCCCTATCGGCTACAATAACGACATACAACTAAATAAGAATTAGAGCGTGAGCCTAGCAAATAATCCGAAAGGTGAGCCTAGCAAATAACCGCTCAACAACTAACTAACAACAACGAAAGAGGCACTAAATGTCATACGCTTACTCATACGAAACTAACTCAATCTCTAAATGGGATACTATCCAATCAGATGTCGCAGATGCTTACTCATACTTAGATGAGGTAGATGAGGAACAACCTCCACTAGATGACTTTGATGACTCAGATGATGAGGCACTAGCAAAACTATTCGCACTAACTTGGGAGAACTAATAATGACTATCACTTACACACTATGGCAAGGCTCTCAACTATTAGCCGTCAATCAAAAGGCTAGCAAGCCCGAAGAAATCTTAGCGGTAATCGCTGAACTAAATAAACTAGGTAAGGGATTCACTTACAACATTAGAGAGGTAGAAACTAAGTAATGACTATCAACGGATTTGAATTACACATAACTAACGAATACGGATTTGAATTAGATAGTTTCTTAGGGGCTATCTATCTACCTTGGCACACTATTATTCTTACCGCCTTAGCGGTAGTAGCCTACAAGGCTTATAAGAAATGGGGTACTCGTAAATGACTACTAATCGCATACTAACTACGCTAGTCCAATTAGGTATCGGTATCCCCGCCCTAATTATGCTCCGCCTTGTATGGCGTGAGATGATCGAGGACACTAAAGAAATGTGGCGAGAATCACATAACTAACACGGCGTGTCGGCTTGACAAAGTCAAGCTGGCCCGCAAAGGCACGGGGTCGGGCGTGTCGTTACGGGTACCTACTAGGACCCCTGGAATTTTGTGAGATTTATCACATAGAAAGATTTCTTGAAACACGGCGTGTCGTGTTGATAATGTCGGTGTGCTCGTGTATACTACCTACTATAACCACAACGAAAGGTCGATAAAATGACACTAGATGAATACAAGGCTTATGTAGAAGCCACACGCAAGGAAAGCCTATTGAAGGCTATCGCAACAATGTCAGAGGCTAATGATAAGATGTCCTCTCTATTCAATACTAAGGAGGCAGAATAAATGGGTTATGTAGAAATCTTTCGCATAGATGATGAGGGTGCTGGCTGGGTAGATTTATCCGAGGCAACACCTAACGAATTACTAGATTTAGAAATCGGATTATTTCAGGAAGGTGCGCTCTAATGGAGAAAACACAATTTGAAAAAGATTTAGAAATCAAGGAAAGTTTTATTGATTTACTAAACGACATTTACCCTAGTGTAAAGATTGGTTACTCTACTTTTACACCCGCCGAAATTTTAGAATGTTGCGACCCAGTAGCATTTGCGATTGGCTTAGTTGAACACGAGGATTATTTAGCAGAAATGGAAAATGAATGAGCGACTTATTCGGATTTGAAAAAGCAATTCAATTAGATCACCTAACCGATGAGCAAATAAATCAGCTAGAGGAAATACTAAAAGATTATCAATAGATAGCGGCGTGTCGCCTTGACAAAGGTGATCCGCCCGCAAAGGCACGGGGTCGGGCGTGTCGTTACGACATTGTTATAAAATCCCGTGAAATTTGCGGCGTGTCGATTTGACAGACAAAACGGACATATCGATGTGATTACTATCACACCGCTTGAGCGTCTCAGTATTTGGACTTACTGGCTAGTAATGTGAAAATGTCAGTGGGTTAGGCTATAATTGCTACTATCAACAAACGAAAGGCGGACTCAAATGTCAGCAAATGTCTACACAATCGAAAGCCTACTTGTAGGAAAAATGTATCGCTCAAATTCTCTTACTGGAGAAATTATCTCAGCAGAAAAAAATGATAGTGTCTGGTATGCAAATGCAGATACTTACAAAGTGCAGGTACGCCCAATTTATTCTGCACCACTAAATCTAAAAGATACTTACCGCTATTTAGCGGTAAAAACTTCCGATTAAATAAAATCGAAACAGGGGCAGTTTAGAGGGAGTCCTCGCTCAATGTCGTAAGTAAGAACCCTCACACAATTTGTCAGTGCTACCTGATACAATAACTAAATAAACAAACGAAAGGAAAACTATGTTAAACATAATCGACAAAACCGATTTCTATGAAATCGCAGACGAGCAACATTTTTGTTGTGATGAAAGTCAATTTAAGTATTACTGTATCGAACACCTAGAATTTATGGGTTGCTACTTTTGCGGATTTGACTATGACAAAGATTGCGAGGAACAACACTAATGATAAATTCAGTAATGCGAATAGATTGCTCAGAGTGCAACTCAACGGGTCTAATCTTTTTTGGCGATAACAATAATTTTGATGTCGAAACTTGCGATTGTGATTTCGGCAAAGAACAAGATTTATTTTTCAACTAACGAAAGGGAAACTAATGTATAAAATAACTCTAGCCTATGACGGAAATGCCCCACACTGGCAAGGCGATTACTATGATGAAATGGAAGCGTGGTCAGCGTTTTTTAAATTCACCGATTGGGGATTTGCTGATGAATTCTCAACTGTAAATATTTACACTCCCGAATTGAAATGCTATACAAAAAACTTTTATCGTAGCGGAATGGTCGTAGCAAAATGATGACACGAAAAGACTATGTAGCAACGGCAGAAATTCTAAAGTATGCCAGCGATAAAACTCACCCTGCTTTATTTTCTAAAATCGTAAATGATTTTGCGGAAATGTTTGCGGTTGATAATCCGAGATTTGATGTAAAACGATTTCACGAAGCGAGTGGATACAATGTTCCTAAATTCACTTCAAGATAAAGTAAAACGCATTCAGGAATTGCGCCGCAGTAATGCGGCGCAACCTGTTCGCAATAAAAAAAAATACACACGCAAGATCAAACATAAAAATAAATATTCAGATTAGCGCATAAATATGCAGCTGCCCGCTCTTTTGTGGGGGCTTCGTGTGAATTACGACACATGTCCAAATTGCCTGAAATTCTACGGCGTGTCGATTTTGATATGTCAGTTCATTCTGCTATAATTTCCGTATCTACCAACGAAAGAGGTCCATTATGGAACTATTTACAGTATCTTGCTTGAACTATGAAATTTGTGGCGCTCAAGAAACTTTTGACAATGATTCAGAATATGAAATTTATGGCGATGATTATATCTGCGCTGAATGCTATGCGTCTGAGGAAATGGAATTCTTTGAAACTATTGGCTGGTCTGATTCTGACGCTCTAGCGTCTGCAGGTCACGGTATGGATGAGGATTACTAATATGTCAGAGGCTACCGCTATAATTACCCCTATGAAACTAAAACGCTCTAACGATAGAAAGGTGGCTAACCTTGTCACAAAAAATGGAAAGCAAGCCGCAATTGCTAACACTTTCGGATTACCTGCTGGAAAAGCTTACTCGTGCCCTGGTGCCACTAGTATTTGTGAAAGCGTTTGCTACGCAGGAAAACTCGAAAAGTTATTCCCTGGAGTAAAAACTAATTTGCTACACAATTGGGAATTGCTACGCAATGCCGATATGGATACAATGCTTATTCTATTAGATGAGATGATTGTAGAATTTATCGCCGATTGTGAAAAGAAAGACGCTCCTAAGTTATTCCGTATCCACTGGGACGGGGACTTCTTCAATGATACTTATACATATGCCTGGAAAGTAATTATTGAAAATCATCCCGATGTTCAATTTTGGGTTTATACTCGTGTAAAATCTGCAGCGCTTATTCTAAAGGATGTTCCTAATCTATCTCTTTACTATTCCACCGATGATGAAAATAAAGAAATAGCATTCGATTTGAAAACTAATTCTAAGGTCCGCCTTGCTTATCTAGGAAAGACATTCGCTGCAACCGAAGACACAATGAAAGAATTGACTGGCAAGCCTGGCGCTAAGTGTCCTGAGAATATGAAGAGTATTCCTCTTATCTCTAGCAATGGGTCCGCCTGCGTATCTTGTGGCCTATGCGTATACGGTAAAGCGGATATTAGATTTTCTGCGAGTAAAAAATGATGTATGACATTCTCGGATCCTTAATTGGAATTTTATTAATTGCATTCTTATTCTCACCAATTGTGCTAGCCGTGTATATGTGGAATGGTGCAAAATTTGATAACGACAATGACGGAAAAGATGATTTGCCTAATCGTTGGTAGCGGCGTGTCGGCTTGACAAAGTCAAGCTGGCCCGCAATATTGTGGGGGGTTATCCACAGGCTTACGAGAGTTATCCACAACCCCTGAAATTGTGAGATTTATCACAAGACTTATGCGGGGAATGGATTAGGTAATGTCAGTGCCATACGCTATAATTGCTACTATCCAACAACGAAAGGTAACAAATGACATCAGTAGAACACTCACTCAAATTCGTAACTGAGTTTGACGAAACACATCCTATCGCACAACGATTTTTACAATTAGATGAACAATCACAAATTGCTATGCTAGAAGGAATGCTAAAAGATTTATTGGTATCTGCAATTCAGCCAGTAATTGACCACATCAACGAAAACGGCTCATACGCAATTCTAAAGGTGGCTAACTAATGGGATACACGACAGCGTTAGATTTATCAGACTTAGGATTAGAGCAAGGTATCTCTATTCACTTACAAGGTAATCACTATCCACCCGTTCCACTTTCTATGGTGCAACCTTGCATCGAAGCGATAGACGCTTGGTGGGATGGCGATAGCGATAAATTGATCGAAATGCCTGAAGGCGTATCTTATCGTGGAGATAAGTTTGCACCCGCTCACGCAATAATTGACCAACACCACTTACACGCTTGGCTACAAGAAAGTGATTAGCATCACACAATAACTTTCTCAAATACTGAGACAGGGCTAGACTAATGTCAGACCCCAATGCTACAATACTACCTAACAAAGAAAAGAGGCAAAAATGACAATAGAAGGAAAACTCTATCAGGTCGGCGATTTATTCACCAGCCTAAAGTCAAAAAAGACAGGTGTTATCAAAGAGATACACCCACAGGCATCTGGCTCGGTGCGTGTGCTACTGGAACTACCTAGCAGGGAAACTCGCTGGACTTCAGTATCAGCCAAGACACTACTTGGCTAATAAGACGGAGGCATACACCATAATCGGGTGCTAAGCCACGAAACAGGGACAGTTTAGGAGAGTATCTAGTCCAATGTCGTAAGTAAGAACTCTCCCCCCTTCGGGGGAAATGTCAGACCCCCCTGCTATACTATCCATAACAACAACCAACCAACGAAAGGCAATAAATAAATGAGCAGACAAATCACAGTAAAGGTCGCAACGACCAAAGTAATCAAGGCACTAGAAACTCGTCTAGCAACACTAGAAAAAGACTATGCTACACAAGGCGCAAATGAAGCAAAGTATCAAAAGTCAGTAGAAGCGTGGCGCAAGGAAATTGGTAAGTGGGCTATTGCTAACTTCTCAAAGGCTGAGAACCTTCGCACAAACTATCGTTCTTGGAACAATACTCTAAATGTTGATTTTGACATCATCACAAAAGAGGGAACTTTTCCATCAGAACCTGAAAAGGATTTTGAGGTTATCCATCAGCACAGTTATCGTGAGATGAAAGAGGACATCACCAATGCTCTCACAATTCTCAAAATGACAGATGAGGAAACAGTAAATGCTTCCACAATGAAGCAGATTGCTAAGTATCTCTAAATAGGTTTTGGGGGGTTAGCACACAAAGTCTAGACACCTGAACCCAAACGACCTGAGTAAGTCGCCAAACTGCTCTCCTTCGGGAAACTACTAACAAAGGTAATACAATGGCAAATCGTTTCAGAGTAGAAATCTACGATGCAAACAAAGCAAATGACATCACGATTTATTCAGATCAAGGTGTTGATAAAGAATACTTAACTGAATTAGTATTCAGCAACATCAGAAACTTTAGCGGAAAGATTAACGCTTATGTTTTTGATAATGTAAAAAAGAAAAAAACAACTGCGATGTTTCTTGATGAGACCACAGTTGAGTTTAATAAAAATCTAATTAGCAATGCTAAAAAGGTAGAGGTGGGGATTTAATCTCCAGCTCGGCCCCCGCTTTTGTGGGGTTATCCACAGGTTTACGAGTGCTTGTGGATAACCCTGAAAGTTTGTGAGAATGATCACACCGCACAATTGGGACAAATGACTATCTAATCTAGACAATGTCAGTGCCACCTGTTATACTAGGTCTAACAAACAAACGAAAGGTAAAAAATGGCTCATAATCTAGAAATGGAAAACGGCGAAGTTGCATTCGCACTTCGTGGCGCACCTGCTTGGCACAACCTAGCAAATCGCATCTTTACAAAAGATGAGGAAGTTACAACTGCAACAATGCTTGAAGAAGCAAAGTTAGCAAATTGGAATGTTCGCTTATCTCCAATCACCGAACACATTCCAGAATCTTGGAATGATGTTTCAACTGCATCTCTTGTCATTCGTGATAACCCATTCAACAAGGGCGTAGATGTTCTCGCAACTGTCGGCAAGCGTTACAAGCCTGTGCAAAATGAAGAACTATTTGCATTCGCTGATGCAATTCACGATGCCAATGCTGATTGCCGTTGGGAATCCGCTGGCTCACTAAAGAAGGGCAAAGTGGTTTTCGGAACTGTGGACATTCCACGCACAATGGTTCTTGACCCACAAGGCGCTAACGATGAGACAAAACTTTATCTCATTGTATGGACTTCACACGATGGTTCTGTTGCCGTTCAAGCAGCCGTTACTCCTGTTCGTGTTGTATGCCAAAACACATTGAACCTTGCAATGCGTAATGCTAAGCAATCATTCAAGATTCGTCACACACAATCTGTTGATGGTCGCATTCAAGTTGCTCGTGAGACTCTCGGTCTTGCTCTTGGTTATTTTGATGAGTTTGAAGTTGAGGCGCAAGCACTTTTCAATCAAGCAATCACCGATGCTGAATTCTCAAAGTTGATTCAGACAATTTATCCAAAGCCAGAAAAAGATGCTAAGGGTGCAATCAAGAAATGGGAAAACAAAGTTGTTCTCCTTGATGACCTTTATCATAACTCACCAACTAACGCTAACATCAAGGGAACAAAGTGGGGTGCGTTCAATGCACTAACTGAGCGCCTTGATTACTATCGTTCAGGTCGTGGCAATGGTGAAACTCTTATGGCTGGTGCATCAGGATTTGACCCAGTTCTAACTGCTGAGAAAAATAAAATCAAGAAATTGGTTTCTGCTTTCTAAATAAATAAAATCCTGAGCAAGATTCTAAACTGCTCACATTTTTTGGTCTGTTAGCTCAGTTGGTTAGAGCGCTACCCTGTCACGGTAGAGGTCGACGGTTCAAGTCCGTTACAGATCGCAAAGCGCCCGCAATATTAAGGGAAAAAAAAGTGTGTTACGTCTCACATAAAAAAAACCCTGAAATCTATTGCGGATGTCAGTGGCGTCGTGTACAATACTCCTATACAACAACGAAAGAGGTAAATATGTCATATGAACGGACAAAGGGCTATACAGGAAATATCCTGGATGGCAAGAAGCTTGCTAAGATTGCAAATGATATTTATCGTGCACAATATAGCAATGACTTTAGCGAATGCACGGTTGATAACTTATTACTAATTGAATTAGAAGAGAAGAATGTATTTGGGGATCCTAAGTATGCGGTCATATGCTCTGAAGGCGTTGGCTGGGAACAAGATACATATGGTTGTCTAGAAATTCCTACAAACATTGGGCAGATGGGGCTATGGAATGGAAGAGTCTTTATCTCAGTAGAGACTGTCAAGTCTTGTCAAACTATCTTTAAAGAGGATATATCAGATTACATTAGGACCTTTGGCTCCCGCCTTGATTCTAACTGCTCCCTATGGCAGTCCAAAATGTCAGTGGAACCTGTTACAATACTCGGATGAGCACAGACCTAGTATCAACCAAGTATACATTTGCCTGCGACCCAGATGAATGTGATTGTTTAATCGAACTAACATCATCAGATGGATTTGGATTCCCGTCAGGTGTGATGCAAATCACTTGCCCATGTGGCCGTAAGCCAGTCTTATTGTCAGTGGTCACTGATACAATTGCTCCAACAACCCAAACGAAAGAGGAAACAATGGAACCAACTACAACACCAATCCCCGATACCTATAACCCTAACTTATTGGTTACCTACAAAGTAATCCGTGGTTACTCTGATGCAGAATACGCAACAGATAAGGTTACATCTATTGAATGGGACTTGCACAACTCTAGAACTAATTCTAAAATGATTCAAGTTCTAAATTCTAAAATTGACACAGTCAAAGATATTATCACTGAGGCATATGCCGATTCAGATGACCAAGAAACACTTCGTTCAATTGCTGAAGCACTTGACATTCCATTGACACGAACAGTTGAGTGGTCTGCATCTGTTGAGGTTAGCGGAACTATTGAATTAGATTTGCTTTCTGATTATGACACTGACATTGAGTCAGAGATTACAGATGCTCTTTATGTTGAAGCACAGAACGGCAACATTGAAATTGTTGACCAAGAAGTATGTAATGTGCGTGAGAACTAATGTACTTTGAGTTGACCGCTCCCGATAGGCTATCTCTTGAGATGGCTTATTGGGATGCACAAATCACAGGGCTTGACCCTGAATTTATGCCGCCATTGACATTCAACATTGGAACTGGTAGTATTGAGAAAGTTAGTCGCATTCGTGATAAGTATAATTTAAAAGAATCATACTGGTCAGATAAAGAAGCGACAGGATACTAGGAGATAAAATGTCAGACTACAAAGATGGATTTCAAGACGGGTACAAGTTTGCTCGTGAAGAAATGATGGAGAAGTTATCAGAGATTGATATCGCTGACATCGACTCTTGGATTCTTGACCGTCTTTCTGAGATGATCGAAGGTGGAACACTATGATGGCTGAATGGCTTAAGTGTGATCAATGTGCAGCTCAGGCAATGTGGGAAGCAAAGAAAGATGAGATGTCTCTTTATTTTTGTGGACATCATAAGAATGAACAAGGCGAGCCCCTTGTGGACTGGGCCGAAGAAATGGTACAATTACTCAACTACGAGCAACAACTAACAAAGGCGGAATAAAATGGGCGACAGAGCAAACTTTGGATTCAGAGATTCCAAGGAAAATATTGTATTTCTATATGGACACTGGGCAGGGCACCGTATGCTAGAGAATTTAGCGGACGCCGTGCAGATTGCACATCCACGTTGGAATGACGAGGCATATGCAACACGTATTACTATCAGTCAAATGATTGGTGATGAATGGGCTAGCGAAACAGGCTGGGGCATTAGCGTTAATGAATTGGCCGACAATGAGCACAAGGTCCCTATTATTGATTGGAAGAATAAAACATTTACATTAATGGAAGAGGACCTACAAACTGTAGTCTTCAGTACAACATTGGATGCATTTGTTGCTAAGTATTCCAGTCAACTAAGTATGGTATAATTAATCCAGGACCTATGGTCTTGGTTTTAATATAGAAATGAAATGGTGCGTCTAACTAGTCTACGGGCCAGGCGCTAAGTAAAGCGGTTTATTTCTTTCGTTGGAAATCTAGCAGCCATATTCATAATCCCCCAGGTAAGATCTGGGGGATTTATTTTTGCCCGCAAAAGCTGAGGGTAGCATATCTCTTTTACGAGGTCAATAGCAAAACTCCTGAAAATTTGTGATCTTGACCACATAGCTTGGAAAATGTGGTGTGAAACACACCTATTTGCTATTCCAAATGTCAGTGGTCCATTGTATAATTGGAACATATCAACGAAAGGATATAAAATGCCAAATTGGTGTTATAACACTTTAACTATCCAAGGACCTAAGTCTGAGGTAGATATGATTAAAGATAGATTGAATGCTCCATTTACATTAGCAATGGAGAATCACGGTATGGGTGATATCTCTTCTATGGGTTTCCCCACCAAAATTAAACAGGTAACTTATTCTAATCCTGTATTTGCATTCCACAATATCCACTCATATAAGGATGAGGGTATTACTGATGAGGAATATGCCTGCCAACCTAATCGTGGTGATATAGATATTCAGAATGACCCTGATTGGTTCCGCAAATCTATTGAGTTTGCTAAGACTCAGAAGGATTGGTATTCGTGGAATAATTCTAATTGGGGAACTAAATGGGATGTTGCCGTATCAGATGATGAGAAGTATCCTAATACAGAATTGCTTGAATATAAATCAGAAGGTGATGACAACTGGCTTGTATATAAATATGAGACTGCTTGGTCACCTGCTGTAACTATCTTAACTAAACTAAGTAATCTTGTTCCTAACTGCCTGCTCACATTAGAGTTTGAGGAAGAAACAGGTTGGGGTGGAGAGTATGAGATTGTCCGTGGTGAAGTAAAAGAACTATTAGAATATGAGAATCGTTGCTATGCTTGCCAGTCTTTTGATACATTGTCTTATTGTGAAAATGACTGTGGTGAATTCTGCTTAGAGTGTGGAGAAGGCTCTTGGCAGAATGAAGTGGAAATGGCAGAATGTCAGACCCATATGGTAGTATTAGCAAATCAGAAAACCTACACACAGGAAGAGGCACTGAATGTCTAGTTTCTTAGAAAATGAAAATCAAATGTTGATTGACGCAATCTATTCTGAAATTGGAGAACAACTCGTTGAGGATTGGGTTAACTCTAATTTAGATGAAGGGCAACTATATGCCGATTGGTGTGTTGCCGATATGTCTAACAGCAATTATTTAAAAGGCAGATTCAATCAGTTTTATAATTTAACTCCAACAGATAATTATTATCTACAATGGGATGAGGAAGCGTAATGACATACTATAACTTCGTAATTAAATTACACGGTGCCGTTGGTGCTAATAGCGAAGAAGAAGCAATTGAAAAAATCAATGGACATCTTGATGACCTTGGTCAAGTAGAAAGTATTATTAAGTATGACTTAGGTTGGCCTGAGACATCTTGGGAATTGGAGGAACAGTAATGCTAGGTTATACTGAATCCGATCTAAATAGAATGATTAATGCTATACACGATTCAAAGCTTTTCTATCTTAGGACCCCGTCCGATTTAATG